CTCGGGCTCGGTGGTCTCCAGGGTGGACAGTACGCGCCGAACCCGATCCTCACTGACCAGCAGGCGCACGATCACGCGATGCAGTGCATGAACCCGCTCGCGCGGAACCGATACGAGGATGTGATCAAGCTCCTCGGGATCAAGATCCGGGCGGCCAACCTGCTCCACGAGATCGGCGTCCAGTGGGTGTTGCAGAAGCAGATCAAAGACGGCCGGCAGGTGAAGTTCACATGGTCTGTCGATGACCCAGGTGGTGGGTCCTTCCAACACTGGAAGCACATGTTCGATACGTTACTGGACCGATGCGCGGAGTTAGAGGGCAATGAAGTCAACAATACAGCCGATTCTCAGAGCGCCGGGAGCCAAGTACCCAGCAGCGCCGGGAATCCCTGAGCATATCCGCGCCCTCGCGCGGCTGATGGACATGGACTTCCTGTGGGTGAAGCAGAAGGGCTACTACATCGCGAGTGTGCGCGACAACAAGCCCGGATCGAAATTCGCGGAGCATATGTTTGAAGCCAACCCGAAGATGCTCTCGACAGACGAAGCGTGGTTGGAGTTCATGAAGCAGGTAGCTGACTTCATGGCAGACAAGGGTAAAGACACCAAGGCATTCCAGGCGAGCCTGCGGGTATCACTGGATCGACTCAACGCAACATCAGAGAACGAACATGGCAGCACAGAAGAACAAACTCCAGCAACTGGCGGACCTGACAGCGGCAGCGGACCTGAGCACGCCGGAAGCGACGCTACCCCCGGACCTATTTCCCCAGACTTCGACCGTCGCACCGGAGCCCCGTGATCCGACAGCGCCGGTTCCGCAGTTGCCCTCGCGCGAGTCGCTGGTTCGCAAGCCGACAGACCCGGCCCCGCAGATGCCGATGCTGAAGGAGATCCTGGCGACGCATCGCCAGCACAACGTTGACCCAGACATGCCGCCTGAAGCCGCCGCCGCGCTGACCATGGTTGGGCTGATCGCGATCAAGGCGCCGGGCTTCTGGAAGGTGATGCTGCCGAACGCATCGAGCTTCACGTCGAACGGTGGCGGAGGCCGCCCAGCCCGCTGGCAGACTGGAGTCAGCCTGACTGCGACCGTGGAGGAGTGGCTGGCTGAGATCAATCGGTTCTGGAAGGACGTGCATCCCGGAGAGCCCTTGCCATTCGGCGGACTCTGAGTATAGTGTACGTATATGGTCCGCACAGACGTAGGCGAGCGAGTACGGGTGAACTTCTACTTCGACACCGAGGTGTTTGAAGGGTTGCGCCGGCTCGCTCGCCTGAACAACACGACCTACTCAGAGCTGATCCGCATCGCCTGCCGCGAGTACATCGCGCGCCACATTGCGCAGGCCCAAGTTGACAACACCAACCTCAAGGAACTGATCAAATGAAGTACGACGGCCCACCTGGAATTACTATCGACGACACTGCCGGCCGACCCCCGATCAAGAAGATGCTGGCACTGTGGGATGATCGCCCGCGCTTCCTGGGCATGTTCTCCTCGTTCCACGGAATCCCGAAGAACCCGCTCCTGAAGATTGTTGGTTTCGCGGATCACTTCGTCACCTGTGGTTGCGGCGGCCATGGTGGTCAGCGCCATCCGGCGTTCCTTGCGCGATGCGTGTACGTGAAGCTGGGAGCCTCAATCCACACTTTGTCCTGGCCGACGTGGTTCCCTCTATGAGAATGATGACGGGCCGCCCGCAGATGGATAAAGGCGGCTTCCAATTCAATTTGGACGGTGGGATGTCGCAGGGGCCGAAGTACATCGCTAGGCCCGCTCGCGACCCCATCGCGCAGGAGCCAGAGGACGTGCAGATCAAGGCGCTATTGCAGCGCTGCCTCTGCCGTGCGAAGCTGGCGACGGACTGCTGGGAAGTGACCAGCGTGACTGGAACGGTAAAGACACTCAGCTTCAGCGCGTCATACGCGCAATGGAAACACACATGCGAAAACTTACTGTTGGAATCGTTGCTCTCGCCCTCGGAGCCTGCGCCACCGTCAAGCCCGCCAAGCCCATAGAGACGGCGCCGATTGCGGCCATCAATGTGTCAGTCTGCGGCGGCTCCGCTGCACTGTTCGTCGTCGTCGATCCCCACCACGTCGTGCGTTTCGACCAGAAGCAGACTTCGGTGCTGACGGCCGGTGACGAGAGGACTTCGCCGCCGACAGACTTCAAGAAGGCGCTGGAGTTGGCCAACCAGTCCCCTATCACAACGAATGTGACCCTGCCCTGCCCGAACACGGACAAGAGCATCTGAGAATGTTGGACCCAGAGCTGTTTCCTGCGTTGAACACTGTGATCCCTTCCGGGGGACAGGAGATTGTTCCAGTTCCCGCAGGAACTGACCCACAGCTTGAGTCCATCAACGACATCGACTCGCGGTTGATCTCTGACCTCGTGGCGAACATCCGGGACCCGAAGGCCATCTGCGCCCAGTACGGGATCACTCCCGAGGACGTGGCCAAGAAGATGCGCCATCCGCTGTTCGCGGCTCACTATCGCGAGACGGCGAGGTTCTGGAATTCCGACATGAATGCCCAGCAGCGCATTCGCGCCAAGGCGGCCTTCCTGTTGGAAGACACACTCCCCTCACTGCACAAGATCGCGACCGGCGCGCAGGTTCCGGTGAACGCGAAGCTGGCAGCCATTGAGCAACTGACCAAGATTTCCACCGTAGCTGTCGTGCCAAAAGAGCAGCAGGGTGGAGGCGAGAAGCACAGCATCACCATCAACATCGGTGCCGGCAAGCAGCCGATAGTCATCGAACAGGAGAAATCATGAAAGACCCAGGTTGGGATCAGCCCGAGCTACAGATGGGCCAAGAGCCCGTGCCGCCCGCCCCGCCCGCGCAGACGCTGGAGCGCGGAACTGTCTATGACAGCACGGGACCGAATGGCGAGAAGATCGTCATCATGACACACGAGACGTGGACCGACTTCGGGACCTATCTCGAATCGCTGCGCAATATCGCGCGCAAGCAGGACACGCAGTTGAAAGAAGTCAAGGCCGAGAACAAAGTACTTGTTGCTCAGGCCGCTGACGCACGAACCCGCCTGGAAAACCTCCGGGCAGTACGGCGCGCTGAGAAGCGGCCGGAGATCGAAGCTCTCATGGAAACACCAACATCGACAAAGGCGAACTGACATGTCCGAAATCAAAGATACTCTCAACGTTGTGTTGCAGAAGGTTGCAGCCAACAAGGTGAACGTGAACGCGGCTCTCGCGCAGGCGCAGGCGACCATCGTCCAGGCGGACGAGGAGACGGTTGCTGCTGCCAAGGTGCTGATCGCGAAGTTCAGCAACCCGCAGGGTGCGATGCAGATCCTCCAGAATGTCTACCAGATCGACGCGCTGGCGGACACCTCGAAGGAAATGGACGCCATGATCGCAGGGCTCCAGACTGTGCTGACCAACGAGTCGGCTGCCGAAGCTGCGGCATTGCAGCTCGCTGCCAACGTTGGAGCAGCCAACTCCCCTCTTTCTGGGGCCGGTGCAGTCAGTGGCGTTGATCCAGTGGCTGACGCCGGCCAGAGTTCGGAGGCTGCCCCCAGCGCTGCGTAAGCAGTGGACCAACCAACGCCGTACAAAACAGATAACAAAGGCGTTTGAAGTGCTCCTCAAGAAGCACCTGGGTATGGTCTGACTAGGCGGGGTGCCCTCGGCCCCGCTCTCTTTTCGGAGGTATCATGAGCATCAAGAGATTCTTTTATGTCAGCGGACCAGCTTCGCGCGTCGTGCACAGACTCTATGGATCGAGAGTCGAAGGGAATTCGACGGCCTGCGGGATCGTCATGCAAATCTTCCGGGGCCGCCCCCGGTGGCAGTGGAGCCGTAAGCGGTCCAAACATGAACAAGTCTGCAAGCGCTGCGAAGCGCTCTCGTAAAGCAGTCCGCAAACACGTGCGGAAGCTCATCCTCGTCCGTTGGGGCGATGCGTGGGTTCACGGCGCGTGGGATGATGAGACGCCATCGACCAAGAAGGCGAAGCCGGTGATCGTCCACACGGTTGGCTGGCTCATCAAACAAGACAAGACGGGTGTGCTCGTGGCCGCGCAGATCGCGGACGGCGCCCAACTTGCCAATCAATCATTCATTCCGAAGGGGATGATTAAGGATATCACGGTGTTGAGCCGTGGGAATTTGGTACGTGAGTGATCTCAGCTACACTGCTCCCCCGACAATTGCCGAATTCATGTCCTCTGATCAACGGGTACGAATCGTCAGAGGGCCGGTGGGTTCAGGTAAGTCATCCGGCATGGTCATGGAGCTGCTACGGCGTTCGTTCGAGCAAGCTCCAGATCCAAAGACTGGAAAGAGGCGCACCCGATTCGTTATCGTCAGGAATACGCTTCCGCAGTTGAAGACGACGAGCATGAAGACCGTGCAGGAACTTCTGCGCGGCATAGCCCGTTACGAAGCGCAAGCCAACACGTTCTGGATCGAGCTGAACGATGTGGAGTCCGAATGGATAATGCTCCCTCTCGACACCCCGGAGAACGTGCAGCGGCTACTTTCCTTGGACCTAACTGGGGGGTGGCTGTCAGAGCTACGGGAGTTGCCACCCCAGATCCTGCTCGACGTATTGTCACGATGCGGCCGGTATCCGAGCATGATGAATGGTGGACCTACGTGGTATGGGGTCATTGGCGAAACAAACAGTTTTTCCGAGGACTCTCCGTGGAACGAGATTCTCGAAAACAAAAACCTGATGGGGAAACCTTTGCCCAGCACCTGGGGATACTGGGTCCAGCCGGGCGCCCGCGACCCCGGAGCGGAGAACAGGGAGAATCTGGTACCGGGATACTACGAAGACCTCATCGAATCCAACAGCCCCGATTGGGTAGCGCAGTACATCGACAACCAGATCAGCCCGTCATTGAGCGGCGAGGCTGTGTTCCGAAATTCTTTTAAGCGAGCGTGGCATGTCGCGAAGCAAAATCTACTTCCCATCCCCGGAACGCTCATCGTGGTCGGAATGGACTTCGGTCGTAATCCGGCTGCCGTCATCACACAGATTGACCCGCGTGGACGATTGGTGGTACTGGACGAATGTATCGGTGAGGCGATGGGTGTCGAGCAGTTCATTACGACGAAGCTCCGACCGCTTCTTGCTCAACCCAAGTACGCACGCCTCCCCGTTGGAATCGTCGGAGACCCTTCCGGCGTAGCCCGCTCCCAGGTAGGTGAGGAGAGTGTGTTCGCCGCGCTGAAGCGCCTGGGCTTCGCCTCGCAGCCCGCGCAGACCAATGCTATCGACCCGCGCCTGCGTGCGGTTGAGAAATGGTTGCTGCAAGCTCGTGACGCTGGTCCCGCGTTCTTGATATCTCCTCACTGCACGAACTTGATACTTGCACTCGGGTCACGGTACAGGTTCGCGCGCAAGAAGGACGGCGAGCTTCAGCCGCTGCCGGACAAGTCCCACCCGTGGTCGGACATCGCGGATGCCTGCCAGTACGCTGTGCTCGGCCACTCCGGGACCGTGCTCTCGCGGCTGAACCGCGTGCGCCGGGATAATAAACCCTCGCCGCCGCCCAGCCCCAAGGGGTGGACGTGATACCATCGGCAAGATAAGCTGGCGACGTTCCAGCTCCACCCTATGAGAACAACAAGATGGGCGCAATCCCCTCGACTCCCGGATCAGCAGGTTACGCAGGTACTTCAGCTCTTGGAGCGATGCCGCCCACCAACGCGAATCTTGCCACTTCCGCCCGCGCTGCCAGCCCAGTCCCCGGCGTTTTCGATGGAGCTGCCGCTGGCAAGTCAAAGAAAACCGCGAGCACCACTGAGCCGATGCGTCATCAGGGTCGCGGAATGCTCAGGGTTGTTTCTCACAGCGAATTGCTGGAAGCAGAATCAGCGACGAAAGACCTCAGTGGGATATCGGCTGAGGTGGCCACTGACTTGGCCAATTACATCCGCCAGCGCTTTGAGAAAGCCGTCCGCCACCGTCGAGTCATCGCGGTAGACGACGAGTTGATCCGTGACATGCGCGCCTACAACGGTCAGTACGACCCAGGCGTGCTACAGGCGATTGAGGCTCAAGGCGGCTCCGCTGTGTTCTCTCGCCTGATGGCGATGAAGTGTCGGGGCGCGACCGCGCTCCTACGCAACGTGTACATGAATTCCGACCGGCCGTGGACCCTGGAGCCAACCGCAGAGCCCGTCATTCCCGATTCGATTGAAGAACACATCAACAACCTCGTCCATCAGGAGGTGATGTCAGCGAACACGCAGGGTGTGCAGGTTCCGCAGGACGTTGTTCACGCCCGCCTCGAACAGATGTATGAGGCGACCAAACTCGCTGAGCGCCGCAAGGCGGAAGCTGAGGCGAAGGACGCACAGCGCAAGATCGACGACATTCTGGAGGAAGGCTGCTTTTACAAAGCGCTCTCCGAGTTCCTGTCCGACTTGCCGATCTACAAGTACGCGGTGATCAAAGGCCCGGTGACGCGCAAGCACACCGAGCTGAAGTGGGATAAGAAGAAAAAGCTCCACGCGCACGAGCACGCGAAGTTCTTCTGGGAGCGAGTCAGCCCGTGGGATGTTTGGTTCTCACCCGGCGCGACTGACATCAAGAACACTGAGGTGTTTGAACGTCAGCGTATGTCGGTGATGGATCTCTACAACCTGATCGGACTGCCCGGTTATCGTGAGGAGGACATCCGTGCGATCATCCAAGCCTATGAAGGCCGTGGTTTCAAAGAGTGGATTCAAATCTTCGACTACGAGCGCGCCCAGATGGAGGGCCGCAACAACGTTCTTGATGACACCTTCATCAATGCCATCGAGTTCCACGGACACGTCCTCGGTCGTTATCTCATGGAGTACAACGTCCCAGGTGTTGATGACCCGCTCAAGCCTTATTTCATCACGGCATGGATGGTCGATAAGCGGATCTTCAAGGTCATGCTCAATCCGTCCCCCCGGATGCGCGTGCCCTACTACGTCTCGGCGTTCGACAAGACCCCAGGAAGTATGTATGGCAATGGCATCCCGGCTCTGGCCAACGACCTTACCGATGTTATCAATGCTACGCTCCGCGCGCTTGTAAACAACGTCGCGATCTCGTCCGGCCCGCAGGTGTTCTACGACGAGGAGTTGATCTCCCCGAACCAGTCCGACGCGCTCTATCCCTGGAAGCGTTGGAAGTATACCGGCGACCCGATGAACCCGAATCGGAAGCCGATTGACTTCTTCCAGCCGTCCTGCAACGCGCAGGAGCTGATGGCGATCATCGACAAGTTCAGCGTCATGTTGGATGACGTGTCCACCATTCCGCGATACCTGACTGGTTCAGGCGCGGCCGGTGGAGCTGGGCGAACAGCGTCTGGTCTGTCGATGCTGATCAACAATGCCAACAAAACACTCCAAAACGTTGCTGACAACATCGACAACGATGTGTTCAACCCGTTGCTGCACCAGCTTTATGACTTCATCATGCTGACAGACAGCACCGGAATGCTCCGTGGTGACGAAAATATCGTGGTTGACGGCGTGCGACAGGCGGCGAAGCAGGAGCAAGACCTCACGAAGCAGCTCCAGTTCCTCCAGCTCATCAACAACCCGTCGTACCAACAGGTCATCGGGCTCGACGAGACGGCGCGCATCCTCCAGAAGATCGCTGACAACATCGGGATGGAGATCAAGATCAAACAGCCGGGCGACACACCCGGTGGACAGCCCCCTGGATTGCCCCCGGGGATGGTTGCACCCCCAGGATGGCCCGGTGTAGCGCCCCCGCCGCCCGCGCCGGCCGGTGGCGGATCGACTTTCAACCCTGGCGGGATGAATCAGGCGGCTCCGAACGCCAACGCACCGCCCGGCGCCGGGGGTCACCAGGGAGTTCCACCCGCTCCGCAGGCAGGACCAGTGAATACAGTCCAGGCCGGCATGCCTGGGCCTTGAGAAAACGAAAATGGGGCGGTACTATCGCCCCTGAGTCATAACAAGATCCCCACGAGGGACTGATAATGAGCAAGATTCATCCCAAAGGCATCGTGTCGCAGGCCAAAGGCCCTGTGTTCACGTGCAACGACCCGCTCAAGTTCCATGGCGCGGGCAAAACCAGTGGAAAAACCCCCGCCAATGGGGTGGAGACTCGCGTGCCCGGACCAACTCTGACTGTGAACAGCACCCATATCCCCACGATGAATGCCGACAAGCCTGCTCCGATCAGCAAGGTCAAGTCGAGCGGCAAGGGCGAGGACCCGCATCAGGCAGGTACCGCCAAGAACGCTTCCGACAAGGGCACCAGCGGCGGGCAGAACAGCTACGGCCTGAAAAAGAGCTACGGCAAATGAGCAAGCCCGGCACCAAGTCACCTCGAACGCTGTTCCCCAAGGACGCGGATGGAGACACCAAGCTCCCATACGCCGAAGGGGCCAAGTGCGTGAAGGAGGAGAAGCTGGACTTTGTTCGTGGCGAAGTCTCTGACATCGGAGACGCCCCGACGAGCCGCGTGTACACGCGCGATTACTCGAAGGGCCAGCGCTCCCCCGGCGACACCGACCTCATCACCGACGCTCTCGGAAGGAATCCCTTCAGGATATGAGCTACGACCGTTCCAAGCTGGTGGAAGCCCTCCGCCAGCTAAAAGACAACGTTCAGTTTGGTCATTATGTGACCACGTTGGAGGAGCACTACTCGGATCGAGTCCGACAGTTGCTCCTCAACCCGGCGCCAGACGAAGCACTTCGCGGCGAATGCCGGGCTCTCCATATGCTTCTCCACAACATCAATAACAACAACGGGAACATCACGTCATGAACACTCCCCCTGTAACAGCCGGCCATACTGTCGCACCGTCCCAGCCGGGACTGCTGCCGCCAGCGGTACGCGCGCAGGTAGCTGAAGCCAATCGCCTGATCCAAGACCTCAACGCTCCGCCGCAGCCCGGCGCTCCCTCTGTTTCACAGCAGCCTCAATTCGTCCCTCCGACGAACCCGAGCGCGCCGCCCGCGCAACAGCCGCAGCGCACCGCCGCGCCGCCGCCAAGCCCGCAACTGCTCCAGCAGAATCAGGTCCCGGTAGATCCGGCGCCGCCTGCGGACATGGCCGAGCAGCTCCGCCGATCCGAGGCGCGGTATCAGTCGCTCCAGGGGAAGTACAACGCCGAGACCGCTGGTCTGCGCGCGCAGCTCGAACAGAACACAGCTCTGGTGACTCAGCTCTTGGAGCGAGAGAACCGCCAGCCCGCGCCGGCCGCGCCCGTCGCGCCGCAGTCTCCCGAGGAGCGGATGCGCGCACTCGGTGCGACCGACAAGGACATTGAGGAGTACGGCGACTTGCTGCCCCTCGTGGCCAAACTCGCGGAGAACATGGTCCGTCCGACGCTGACGAAGCTCGAAGGCGAGCTGAACAAGATCGCTCAGGGACAGGGCCAGATCGTCCAGCAGACTCGCGCTAGCCGCGTGGCCGCCCTGGAAGCGCAGATGGACGCGGCTCTGCCGACATGGCGCGCGATCAACGAGTCGCAAGAGTTCCTTGACTGGTTGGGAATCACTGATATCTTCAGTGGCGTGACCCGTCGAGTGGCATTGACGGACGCCTACAATAAACTGGACGCCGCACGTGTTCAGGGGATATTCGTGGCGTATGCGAGGGAATACCCGAACGCAGCAAGAGCCCCAGGCGCTCCCCAAGTGGACGCTGGGACACTCTTGGCCCCGGAGATCCGGGGGGGTGGCGGCGCGGCTCCCGAAGGTGCAGGCGGAAAAAGAATTTGGTCTGAGTCAGAGATCAACGACTTCTACGCCAGAGTGCGGAAAAAGCTTGTTTCTGCGGAAGAATACAAGCGGATGATGGTTGAGATCGCGCAGGCGAGCGCTGAAGGGCGGATAGTTCCAACCCGGCGAATTGCATACGCGAACGGTCAATAACAAGAAAAATCGAAGTAAACCTTCGGGACGGCGACTGACATGAGTTACCCAATTGCTGGTAGCCCTTACCTGGGCTCCAACCCTTCACCGGCATACGCTGGTGTGTTTATCCCGGTCATCTGGTCCGGCAAGTTCGTCGAGAAGTTCTACGACGCGACTGTGCTGGGCGCGATTGCGAGCACGGATTACGAAGGCGAGATTCGCAACTACGGCGATACCGTCAACATCCGCACGCATCCGACCATCAACATCAACCCGTACACGGCGAACCAAGCCCTGACTGTTCAGCGTCCGAGCGCTCCGCTCGTTCAGCTCCAGATCAACCAGGGTGCCTACTTCAACACGGTCCTCGACGACGTGATGGAGATTCAGGCCGACGTGGACCTCCTGAGCAACTGGGCCGACAACGCCTCTGAGCAGATGAAGGTCTATGTTGACACGCAGGTTCTGACGGTTGATTCGCTGGGCAACAACAGCGACTCGCACAACATGGGCACGGCTGCGGGCCGGCTGTCGAACGCGGTGAACCTTGGCTACAGCAACAACACGCTGACTGCCG